AGCTAAATGTGGATTGGTTAATGTTCCAAATGCCAGAGATGTTTATGCTTTGTTTTACGATGCTTATTCATCTAAGGAAGGTTCTGGTTTGGGTTATCGTGGGATTATGAATGAAGATGAAACCTCAAATGAGGTTAGACTTAGTTCAGTACCTCAAGGTGAAAAACCAGTGGCAACTATCATTTACAATAAAGATGGTTATTCTAAATACTGTAAAGACTATAAAGAATATTGGGATTGGGTAGAAAAACGTAATTCTGATAGATATGAAACAAATGCTTCACATGGCAAGAACTACGATTCAAAAAATATGATGCATTGTCTTAGACTTCTTAGAATGGCAAAGGAAATCGGATTAACTGGTCAAGTAAATGTTAAAAGGCATGATGTAGCTGATCTGATGTTAGTCAGAAATGGTGAAAAAGAATATGATGATCTTATTGTCGAAGCACAATCAATCATGGATTCTATGGAAAAAATATATGCCAATTCTAATTTACCTGAAGAGGTGGATCATAACTTTGTAAATAATATGTTAATCATAATCAGAACTTTGTTTTATGAGCGATAAAACATCTATAAAAAATGTTGATGCGTTTCAATACTTTTTCGAAAAATATACTCGTTTTACTCGTTCAAGTGGAAGTAATATAATTTCTAAAATAGTTAATTTAAATTTCTCAGAAATAGCAATGTTATATGAACTTAATAATAGCATGTTCAAAGATTATTTCGATCATACAGCATTGAAAATGTTTGCCAAGTATAGAGATAATATTAATTTTAATGTTCAAATACAGAAAACCACATTATCAGTTTTTGAAATGACAATTTCAATTGATAACTTTGATAAAAATGATGTTGATGACATTGAAGAATTATACTCTGAATTTGGAGCCGAAAACTACCCAGCTTACCAATATAAAAATATTGTTGTAAAAGATGAAAATATCGATGGTATGTTTATTGTAAATTCAGGTTTAGTTGAAGACTATAATAGTAATGATGGAACACTGGAATTGATATTTTATTAAATAAAATTATTATATGTTAACATTTAGAAAACCAAAGGATGTTGATGAAGCTTTTGTGCTTCTCGAAAATAGTGGTTTAAAGGTATTATGGGATATTTGTAATCCCAATAATATTGAATTGAGTAAACAATATTTTGAAATGTATAAGCCAATAGTGTTCATATATAAAAAAAACAAATTGGTTGGTGCTGCTCATGGTAAATTTGGTAATCCAGAGGTTATTGGGTTGGATGATGTACCTGAAACGAAAAAATATTCAAAAAGTGAATTAACCGAAATTGATTTAGCTATAAGACAAATTGAAATATTTTAATGGAAAAATTTGAAAAAACAGAAAAATTTACTATTTTTACATCTGAATTTCTTCTTGAAAGAGGATATTGTTGTGGTAATGGGTGCAAACATTGCCCATATGACTATAAAAATGTGCCAGAACCCAGGAAAAGTAAATTATTAGAAAAAAGAAACGAAAATGAAAAAAGAGAAGTTAGAGCTTAGAATGTATGGTCTTGTACCGTATAATATTAGTCCGATTCAGCAAGGTATTCAGTTTGGCCATGCTGTCGTTGAATATGGTTTAAAACACAATAATGAAGCCTATAAAGACTGGGCTAAGAACTGGAAAACATTCATCATACTAAACGGTGGAACCACAAATACTAAGGCTGATTTGGAAACTGGTTTACCTGTGGGATCGTTAAACAATCATTACTTGAACCTGCACAAGCTTGGAGTTAAGACTGCCGTGTTTCATGAACCAGATCTTGGAGATCAGCTTACAGCGGTTGTTTTTTTACTTGATGAGCGTATATTTAATAGAGTGAAATATCCTGATTTCATTGAGTGGGCTAAAAATCCAGATACAAAAATCGCAAGAACCCAAGAAAACTGGATAAAAATGATTGGAGGCAAAAACAATGTAAAAATAAGAGATTATATTTCAAAATTCAGATTAGCATGAAAAACGTATTAGCTTATAAGAAGGTCAACCAAGTTATCCTTAGCTGCGAAAATAAAGAGCAACTAAAATCAGCAAGTAACATGGTCGTCAGTTTCTCTAAGCTATACGGTGATAGTGAATTAACAAAAGTTCTTTCAATATTATTAGAAAGAAAACTATATTTTATCGAAATGAAAACAAAACCTGTGGTATATTTTTTGGTGGGCCCTCCAGGTATTGGTAAGTCAACATACGTAAAAAACGTGTTGTTACCAAATGGGGATTACCATGTCGCTTCCACAGATGATATATTAACAAAGAAAGGAAAAGAAATAGGTCTTAATTATAATCAAGCATTTGATCATTTTGACTTTAAGGATTTTAAGGATATTGAAAAGATTTTCAGATTCGGAATTATGCGAGCCATAAACGAAAGACTTGATATTGTCATTGATAGAACAAACATGACATTAAAAGGTAGAAACAAATTACTTCGTCTTTTTCCTGATGATTATATCAAGATTGCCGTTGTTTTTGATTTTTCAAACGCTGAAAAATTAAAGGCTCAGCTTGCAAAACGTGAAAAAGAAGAAGGTAAAGTGATATCCGATTCTGTCATGTACAAAATGATAAAATCATACGTTGAACCAACAAATAAAGAATTTGATCAAATTATAAAATTATAAATATGTCTTATAAACTTGATAAAGTTAATACAAATGTAAAATATAAACATTTTAAAAAAATTATTTCGATGAATAATAATACTGGTGAATCAATCGATTTCAAAAAAGTAAAGGAAGCTGCGTCATATTATGGTGTAAGCGCCTCTTCAATTTATCAAATATTAAGTAAACAAAGAGAATATATTTATTCATCCAAAGGAAAAATTAATTTTATATATGAGTAATAAATATCGCCTTTTTTTAGATGATTACAGAATTCCCTTGGATTGCATATCATATATGTACCAAAGGATTGGTAAAATGAATCCAATATATCTTGAAAAGGATTGGGTTATTGTTAAAGATCATGATGCTTTTGTTAAGCATATAACAAAATATGGTTTACCTGAAATTGTGTCTTTTGATCATGACCTTGCTGATGAACATTATGCAACAGAAGCAAATTGGGATAATTATACTGAATGGGTAGAATCTCAGGAATTTAAAGAAAAAACTGGATATGATTGTGCGAAATGGTTGATTGATTATTGTATGGAACATAATCAAAAGTTACCCTTTTTTATAGTGCATTCTATGAATCCATCTGGTACTGAAAACATATTGAGTTTATTAACAAATTTTAAGAACTTTCAAGAAAGTGAAAACCAAACTACTCAGAAAGATTAGAAATAGGTTTCATGTATCCTATTACCATGATCAATGGCATATCTATGATTATAAACTCAAAGATATGTCCAGAAGACCTTATACAGGTTCAGCGGTAGTATTCATGGCTGTCAGATTAAAAATCTATAGTGTTTCCGAAATGACAAAAACAAAAATTTGGTCACGAACATATAAATTATATGAAAAATATTACAAAGATCTTTTTTGATCTTGAATTTACTGGATTACATAAGAACACCACCCCAGTATCAATTGGTATTGTAACTGATACTAATAAAAAATTCTATGCAGAATTTAATGATTATGATAAATCACAATGTGATGAATGGATCAATAAAAATGTTATAGACAATTTACTATATAATGATTATTTTCATTATCTTCACAATGATGAGGAAAATGATACATTATACATAAAAAATGATTTTCAAACTATTAAACAAGCGTTAAAAGATTGGTTAAATCAATTTAAGCAAATTGAGTTTTGGGGTGATTGTGTTTTTTGGGATTGGTTTCTCATGGTTGATCTTATTATGGAAGGAAATACCATGAGAAAACCGCCAAAAAACTTTACAACAGCGCAACCTTTTGATATATTTACATTATTAAAAACTAAGGGGATTAATCCCAAGGAAAAAAGGCATGTTTTGTTGGATATGGAGAAACCATTGAATCAACATAATTCACTTTATGATGCTGAGATAACTAAAAAGATTTATGAAAAATATGGGTAATACACAAAGTGAGTTTGTTTTAGCTGGTAGAAAAACTGAAGAAAAATTTGTTAATGATTTCGAACAATACGGTGATTATAAAATATCAACGCCAACTCAAGATAGACATGAACACTGGGATATTGAAGTAACCCCTTACGATGATTTTCCAAATGAATTAATTATCAAAGATAAAATTAAATATTATTTTGATATTAAATCCATAAAGTCATTTAATTTCTACGATAAAGGAACACATGAATATATTGATGGTAAAACAGATAAATATCAATATATTGAATGGACAAACCCAGTAGGTAAACCAGGTTATATACATAGTTCTGTAGATTATATAATATTTGAAACTGAAGAAAATTGGCTTTTCATCAAAACAGAAGTTTTAAGGGATTACGCAAGACCTTTCTTTACTGGAGATATATGTATATTCGGAAATGTGTTACATGGCGTAAATAAAAGATCTGATGATAACCGCAAATTTAAATATTTCAGAAATCCAGACGGTTCTAAATTCACTAACAAAGAAGAGATAATGATTTTTAGAACAAGCGAACTTGAGCAAATAACAACATATAAATTGAAAAAAAAATAAACAATGAAATTTAATAGTAACGAAAGAAATATCTGGTTTACATCAGATACACATTAATTTTTCATAAAAATCAGTATATTTATATGTGTATAAAACTATATAAATATGGAAAAATCATTAAATAGAATATGTAAAACTTGTGATAAAGTTTTAAAATATAAATCAATTGAAAGTTTTAAATGTTCTGAGAAAGAAGGAACAGAATGTAGGAGCTGCTCAACAAAAAAATATGTTAAAAGAATTGGTGATGCGAATTATTTGTTAACTGATAATTTAGATACTTATTATTGGGTTGGTTTTATATTAGCTGATGGTCACATCGAAGATGGACGGTTATCCATTACCTTATCAGGTAAAGATAAAGAACATTTAAATAAATTATCTGAACATTTATATGTTAAAACACAAGATAAAATTAATAATAAAAAATATTCGGCTTGCATACTTTCCTTAATGCATAAAGATATTATAAATATTTTTGTTGATCGTTTTGATATTAAATCAAATAAAACTATAAATCCACCAAATATAAATGTTTTCAAAAACTTGGATTTTGATAAATTATTTAGTATATTTATTGGGTTTACTGATGGTGATGGAAATATTCGTAAATTACATAATAGATGCGATTTTCATATAAGAATTAAAACGCATAAAAATTGGTTGCCTGTTTTAGATTATTTTAATAATGTTTTGGATTTAGGTGGACATACAAGAATTAATAAATTGGGATATGCTACTTTAGAAATTAGTAATAGTGTATTTTGTAAAAAAATTAAAGAAAAGGCTATTGGTT